GTCTCCGTAAAAGTTTCCATAAGTTCGGGAAGTGGATCAGTAATACAAACGATCCAATCTCTATTTACAATAATATCAGTATCCTTTGATAGGGGCATCCACCTATGGTAGACAATCTCAGGTTTTGGTTTCTCTGCTCCTTCCATCAAAACCTGAGGTTTCTTAATTTTCAGTGCGTAAGGATTAGAGAACAAATAAGAAACCAACTTATCTTCAGAATCTCTGAATTCTTTAATGTCTGCAATGACTTCTTCGCCAGACTTCAGTAATGCCAGTTGAATGCTCATGATCAGTTTTTACCTCCAGTTATTATACCAAGAAAAAAGGGAGGCGTCAACTGGTTTTTGCCAGTTGCCTCCCGTATGCGGCGACGATATTCAGTTTTATTTAGAGATAATCTTTTCTAGCGTGATGCTCAGGAACAACTTTACCCAGTGTGACTATCAGCAACCCATCCTCAAAGCTAACTGATCTAACTTCCGTCTCGTCACTGAGGGTCCATGATCTAGTGAAAGATCGTTGAGCCATTCCTCGATGGACGTATGTTTCTTCTGATTGTTTATCTTCTCTTTGTCCCTCGACAAAAAGTTTTCCGTATTCGGTGTAGACATTTACTTCTTCCTTCTTAAAACCTGCAAGTGCGAGTTCAAGTCGGGATTCCACGTTGCTGACCTGAACTAGGTTGTATGGAGGATAGTTTGTCGTTGTTTCGTGCTGATTAAACAGACGAGAAAAGTATTCATCCATACCAATGCTATGTCTATTTATACGATCTAGCAAAGATGGCAAGTCTGCAGCACGATATGTGGTGATGTCACCCATGGTTCTTAGCTCCTTTAAAAGCGAGTTTGTGTTTTGTGTACCCTTACGGCGTACACTACTATTTAACAATAACCGCTTAAATTTTAATAAGGGTTTTCCGTATTAAAGTTATTCGGTTGCTTCTACTTTTTTCTTTTTACCAATATTATACTTGGTCTCAAGAATCCATTCGTTCTTTTCTTTATAGGCAAGAACTTTGATTTGATTGAGTGGTGCAATATCAGTAACATTTTCAGGATTGATAACTGTTACCAAACCCCAGTCACAAAGTAGTTGAATAATTCTGTTACGTCTCTGAACATCATTCACTGTCAGGTTAGCATGTTTACCATCTAGGGCAAACAGTTCCTTAAAGTGTACGATGTAGTACCTTCCCTGTTTGTGTAGAATATGACAGGACTGGTAGATCTTTTTCTCCTTTCGGGATGCGACTCCAATTCTCGTCAGAGTTTCACGAACCTTGAGAAAATCATCCGGTTCATTCAAGGTAACTTCGATCATTTGGTCAGCTGACCACTTGACCTCAGGTTCACTAATCATCTTTTTCCTCCGGTCTCAAATTTAGATTTAATAAATGACAATTGTTCTTTGGTTAAGATGCTCAGAGCCTGCTTTGCTTTTTCGTTACTATAACCATAATAACGTTTCACTAAATCCAAATCTCTGATTTCATCTTTGCGGAGCCAGGGAGAAAATCTCTTCCTTTTCCTCACACTATTTAGCAAAAATGAATATTGCAATTTTGGATCTAGGTTTGGAACCTTGTTCATTTCATTAGCAAACAGAACCGTGTCTAGATGACCAGACATACATCGATTGACAATGTATGCAGGATATTTTGCTGTAGGATCATCATTAAGAAGATTCTTCTTGTTCATGTTGATTGAGTTCAACCAGTCTTTCAATTCGTATGTCATCGTATAATTTGAATGTGATCGTCTTCAGTCCAGAGTTCTACTTTCTTGCGGAACCTTCCTTCTTCTTTTAGTTTTTCATATCTCTTAGTTGCTTTCTTCTTCCACCACTTGATGATGTTCTCAAGGTAGAACTTATCAAAGTTCTGACCAGGACGAAGAGTGTCCTGCTCACCAAGAATAACTTCACGCACATTCTCATACCCATAGTCTGAGATGTAGAAACGTTTCTTCTGTGTCAGACCAAAAGCAGTCTTGATGACATCATTGAAGTGAGTCAACTTATCTTGATCATGAAGAGAATTCTTAATGATAGAGATCATCTTTGTTTGTCGCTTCATCTTCTTAGATGATGCTTTATTGTCAGTCAAAGGTGTATTGTCATTCAGTCTCGTGAACTCATTGTGAAGTTTGTGAAACTGCTTGTCATGCATCAGTGGTAAGAACTTACTTTCAGTCAGTCCTTTGTATCTCATGAATGGTTTGAGACCATCATACTGTGAGGCACTGGTAGCAGACCCGTAGAGAGACGTTGTTTCAAACAGAGCAATCTCCTTCTCGAACACTTCGTTCAGGGTCTCACGGGCAAAATGAGAGCAACACAGGAGCGCCAGTAGTTTACCACCAAGATAATTGTATCCAAACGGTTGAGATGGAACAATCACAAATCCCATGGCAGCGTGCCTATTGAAGATAGACAGATTAGGTTGGTGTCCCAACCACAGATTCCTTGGTTTGGAATTGATGGTAGGAGATCCGAAACGAATGAATCCCAATACCTTCTTTGTATTTTTCTCAAAGATCATCCAACGCAATTCCCTTCCAGGAATGTTGGATTCATTATTATGAGAAGAAACTGCTCTCAAAAGATTGACATAATGTTCCTGAGGAACTCCGCCTTGAAATCGGTTACCTACAAACTTGATGTCAAATTCCATGTCCTGAGGATGAATATCTTCATTGAAGAACTCATCTTCAAGAGACACCAAAGATGAAGAAGATGAGATAACCTCTTTCTTCACAAATCTTAGGTAGTCTTCAATATTAGTAAAGTGGGAGAAGTAGTTGATAAACTCATCTGCTGCCCACTGTGCAACTTCTTCAGATACAATCATAGAATCAATTTCTTCTCAGGAGCGGTGATACCACCAAACATTTCACAATACTTGTTTTTAACTCCAGAGTCAACTGCTGCGATATAAACAACAAATTGCTTTGATACTGTGATCTCAGGTTCAGTCTTGTCAATCACTGTTGCCCAAGGCATAAACCCGACACTCTGTGCTTGAGGAAGAACCACAAGTCCATTTCTGACAGTGATAGATTCATCAGTCTCTTCCACGATTTCCGCTACCACTTCTTCACCGGTACTAATACGAATAAGTTTTACGTTCATTTGAATTCACACTCCACCATAATTTCGGTCATTGCTGCTAAAAGATTAATTTCCTGGTCTGCTACAAATGCTGATTGATACTGATACTTAGCAACAATGAGCACAGCAGCAGCAATAGAAGGACCATCCAGAACTTCATAAAGAGCATCGTAAGCACGACGCAGAAGTACGTTAGGATCGTTGTCCAGATTAGAAACGATCCATTTACGTACCTCAGGAAAGTTTTTTTCCTTAAGGTTTTTAACGAGATCATTTACTGCTACATCCCCAAACGATGCGAGAATGCCCGAATCAATCGAACCACCCACGGAGTATCGTTGACATTCGTTGAGGACTCTTCGCCAATCTGGGAAGTGCTTGCTGATGAGTTCAACGAGTACTTTTGGTTCGTATTGGATTCCTTCTCCGTCGAGGATTTCTCGAAGTCGAGAGAAGAAACCGTTGGCAATTCTTGCTCTTTCTTTTCCTTTAATTCCGAATTCAACCACTGTGCAACGGGAATGAAGTGGTTCGAGGATTTTGTTTTTGTAGTTGCAGGTGAAGATGAATCTGCAGTTACTAGCAAACTCCTCAATAAACGCCCGTAAGCAGAGTTGTACATCGTTGGATGTGTTATCAGCTTCATCAATGATGATGACTTTGTGTCTTGAAGTTGCTTGAAGCGAGACGGTCGAAGCGAAATTCTTCGCATTGTTTCTGACCGTATCGAGAAAACGTCCCTCATCGGATCCATTGATGACATAATAATCTACCCCCAACTGATTACATAGTGCTTTCGCTACTGTTGTTTTACCAATACCAGGAGGTCCCGCAAGTAGCATGTTTGGAATCTCACCTTTATTTAGAAAGTCCTGAAACATTTTTTTGGTATCCTCAGGCAGGATACACTCTTCAATTGTTTTTGGTCGATACTTCTCGACCCAAATAAAATCACTCATAATTAAGAATTGTTGTTTTTAGCACGATGTTCCTTCCACTGTTCAGCAACTAGGTCTCGCATAGGAGGTTGCGAAAAAGGTGGAGGTGCTTGCTTTTTCCAAGCATCAATCTGTTCTTGGGTTGGAACAGTGATTCTAAATGCTATGTCATCTTCTTCAAACTCCTTGTTCATATCAATATATGTCTGAGGAGTAATTTTGTCAAATTCGTTGGTCATACCCATTCAGGTTTGCGTTCAGGAATGCGAAGGTAGTTGTCCTTCACCCAAGGTTTAGATGCGATGTACCGCTTGTATGCAGTAAACGTATCTATTGTATCATCTTTTTTCCATTCGTCAGGCATTGCACGGGAAAAGTTATCTGCCATGCTACAGCATGTGATTGCTTTATCTGCTTTACGATGGAAAATTTTCTTTGCCTCAAACAAAGTTTTGGCACAGGTATGAATCTTACCATACCTTCTATGGTACTCATCTGCCAAACCACATCCATGCTGAATCAACCAGGCAGTATTGTAAATATTTTGTGCTGCCCATTTAGTTGATGGATGGTTACGGAATGCACCCTTCTCTGTAGCATAGGGAGTACCATTTGCTCTGGGAAGAGTGCCCCAATCATAATACCACTTGGAATATATGATTGCAAGCATCTGACAAGATTCTAGTGGCATCTTGACGATGTGTTTATCCGGAAGAACCTTTGCAGATAGATACGGATCTTGATGAGTAGCAAAAATGTTCATGTCGAAAGTTGAATAATCTTAGTGATATCAATCACTGCAAAGAAAGAAGATACAGATGATATGTCATATGCTTTGCAGTTTATTGAAAATGGAAGCACAAGTAGGTTTCCACACAACCTTGCGGTGCATCCCATTCTAACATCAACATACAGAACTAGGAAGTATCCAACAATAAGTAAAATACTTCCGATCAGTCTACACTTATTGATTGTTGTCATCCGAATGTCGAATCAGGTTCAAGTGCAATATAATAGGTCAGATTGAAGTTGCTATTGACAAATCTTGCCAACAGTTTCTGAGAGATCACAACTTCATAAGTTCCAGGGAGAATCTTGATATTCTCAACCTTGAAGTTAAAGTTGAACTCTTGATTAGTCTCACCAACATTGATAGAGTATTCATTGGAGGTGTCGTTCTTCTTGTCACGGACAACTAGTTTGACTACACCTGCTTCACCAACTGCCACCAGGTCAGGAAGTTGATAGACAGCAGATGCCTTTAGGAGCGACTGCAACTGAGTGCTATCAAGTTTGAAGCAAACATCTTCAGTAGGCAGTGAGATAGACTTCTCAGGGGGAGAAACAATCACACTAGGATCTGCAAAGAAATATTTGGTTTTACGATCCTTACCTTCACGGATAGTCAGGTTTGATTCGTTAGGGAATTCGATAGAAGGATTGTCATGCAGAGTAACTCCATTCAGGAATTGCACCAGGTCATAGATTGCAAAGTCACGAGGGATCTCTTCTTCAATCTCTGCTTCTGCCAGAATATTCTTCATCACAGACATGGTGCGAAGAGTGTTGCCCTTCTTGAATGCAATGGACTGGTTGATGGAAGCAAAGTTTTTCAGAAGGTTGACAGTTTTTTCAGACAATTTCATAGGTTCACGGAGTTTCATCATTGTGGGTAAGTTTCACGCTTTGAGGATTTATCGGAGAAGTGAAGAAGAAGGAGACCGTAGTGCAGGATCTTGATGATGTCCCGACGTGCAGTTCCTTTCTTATCGTAGCGAGAAGCATACTTGAGGATATTGCTTCGGCAGAATGCTTCAGCGTCACCACATGCTTCAATCAAGTCTAACGTTTGAATGGCATCATTGCCA